AAAGGAGATTGCAAGATGTAACAACATCCAAATGGCAAGGAAGATTCAACTTAATAGTGCTTATGGTGCTATCGTCAATCAGTACTACCGTTATTTTAAATAAGCAAATGCTGAGGAAATTACTCTTTCTGGTCAAGTTTCAATTCGTTGGATTGAAGAAAAAATTAACAAGTATCTAAACAAAATTCTTAAAACTGAGGATATTGATTATGTCATTGCTTCTGATACTGATTCCATTTATCTTAATATGGGTCCTTTGGTTGAAACTGTATACAAGGGAAGAGAGAAAACTACTGAAAGCGTTGTGTCGTTCCTTGATAAGGTCGCTCAAGTGGAACTTGAAAAGTATATTGAAAGTTGCTACCAAGAACTGGCGGACTATGTAAATGCCTACGACCAGAAGATGCAGATGAAGCGGGAGAATATTGCCGACCGTGGAATCTGGACTGCCAAGAAGCGTTATATCCTGAATGTTTGGGATAGTGAAGGTGTTCGTTATGATCAACCTAAACTCAAGATGATGGGTATTGAAGCAGTCAAATCTTCTACTCCAGCTCCTTGTCGTCAGATGATTAAGGATGGGTTAAAACTGATGATGAGTGGAACTGAAGAACAGGTGATTGAGTTTATTGATAAGTGTCGTTCTGACTTTAGAAAACTTCCACCAGAGCAGATTGCCTTTCCTCGCACAGCATCAGATGTTCGTAAGTATCATTCTTCTGCAAACATTTATGCTTCCAAAACTCCAATTCATATTCGCGGATCACTTTTATTCAATTATTATATTAAACAGAAAAACTTAACCAATAAATATTCACTTATTGGTAATGGTGAGAAGGTTAAGTTTATTTTTTTAAAAAAACCAAATATTATTCAAGAAAATGTGATTTCTTTTATTCAAGATTTTCCTACGGAACTTGGTCTTGACAAATACATAGACTATGAACTACAATTTCAAAAGAGTTTTGTAGACCCACTTAAGTCTATTCTTGATGCAATTGGGTGGAATGTTGAAAAAACCGTAAACCTTGAACTATTTTTTTCCTAATGATTAAAGTCAAATATCAACTTAAAAAATTTCCAAATACTGTTCTTTGCAAATATTTCAAAACCAAAGAACAAATAGAGGTTTTTAAATCTCAACATCCACATTATGAATTTGAGTGATTTATGGATCTACCTATCAACGACAAAGAACTGGATACAATTGTGAAAGCACTTGGATTTGGTGGAGATTCTGCCCTTTACCATAAACTTAAATTGGTTAGGGAACTTAAAGAGCAAGGTTTACCTTATAAAAAAATACTTCGTGAAGAATATGGGATGGTTATATGAATCTACCCATCAATGAGAGTGATTTTACTTATATACTTGAAAAGGTTAAAACAAATAAACAATTGTATAATAAATTGTGGTCTTATTGGTTTAAATTAAAATATCAAAGTGGTAAATAATTATGGATTTTCTTAAAGACATTGTAAAAGAAATTGGTGGAGAATACACACAACTCGCATCGGATATTGACGAAACTGAAACTTTTGTGGACACAGGTTCGTACATATTTAATGCTCTTGTCAGTGGGAGTATCTTTGGTGGCGTATCTGGCAACAAGATTACTGCAATCGCAGGTGAAAGTAGTACTGGAAAAACTTTCTTCAGTTTGGCTGTGGTCAAGAATTTTCTTGATAATAATCCTACTGGATACTGCTTGTATTTCGATACTGAAGCTGCAATCACACGATCCTTACTGGAGAGCAGAGGTATTGACACAACTAGAGTGGTTGTCGTCAATGTTGTTACAGTTGAAGAGTTTCGTGGTAAGGCACTAAAGGCAGTTGATCTTTACATGAAGAAACCAGAAGCAGAACGCAATCCTTGTATGTTTGTTCTGGATTCTTTGGGAATGCTTTCAACCAGTAAAGAGATTAATGATGCTCTAAATGATAAAGAGGTTCGGGACATGACCAAATCCCAACTTATTAAAGGTGCATTCCGTATGCTTACCCTGAAACTTGGTCAAGCAAACATTCCAATGATTGTAACAAATCATACCTACGATGTTATCGGTGCTTATATTCCTACTAAAGAGATGGGAGGTGGTAGTGGTCTTAAGTATGCTGCTTCTACCATTATTCATCTCTCAAAGAAAAAAGAGAAGGATGGAACGGAAGTCATTGGAAACATTATCAAGGCAAAGACTGCTAAGTCACGTTTAAGTAAAGAGAATCAGGATGTTGAAATCCGTTTATTTTATGATGAACGTGGTCTTGATAGGTATTATGGTTTGCTTGAATTGGGTGAACTTGGTGGTATGTGGAAAAATGTTGCAGGTAGGTATGAGATTGATGGTAAAAAACTTTATGCAAAAGAGATTTTAAAAAATCCCGAAAAGTATTTTACAGAAGAAGTAATGCAGCAACTTGATGCTGCCGCGAAACAAAATTTCTCTTATGGAACGACTTGAACATACGATTTTACGAAATCTTGTTTATAATGAAGATTACTCTAGGAAGGTTATACCTTTTATACAACCCGAATATTTTGAGCAAAAATCTGAAAGAGTAGTCTTTGAGGAAATTGTTCATTTTATTGTTAAGTATAATTCTGCTATTACTAAAGAAGCACTTGGTATTGAGATTGAGAATAGGGTTGATTTAACCGAGACTGATATTAAAGATATTCGTGAAATATGCGAAACTCTGAATGATTCTGTAGTGGAAAAGCAATGGATGCTAGATACTACAGAGAAGTGGTGTCGTGACCGAGCAATTTATCTTGCTTTGATGGAATCAATTCATATTGCTGATGGTAATGATGAAAAGAAGAATCGGGATGCAATTCCAAGCATTCTTTCTAATGCCTTAGCAGTATCGTTTGATAATAACATCGGACACGACTATCTTCAAAATTATGAGGGACGTTATGAGTTCTATCACAGAAAAGAAGATAAGATTGAGTTTGATCTGGAATATTTCAACAAAATCACAAAAGATGGTCTCCCTAATAAGACTCTCAATATTGCTCTCGCTGGTACGGGAGTCGGGAAATCCCTCTTTATGTGTCATGTTGCTAGTTCCGCGTTGCTACAGGGCAGGAACGTTCTCTACATCACTCTTGAGATGGCGGAAGAGCGAATTGCAGAAAGAATTGATGCAAACCTTCTCAATGTCCCGATTCAGCAATTGGTTGATCTCCCACGTTCAACATTTGAAAACAAAGTAACAAGTCTATCTAAGAAAACTCAAGGATCTCTTATTATTAAGGAGTATCCTACTGCTTCGGCACACTCGGGACATTTCAAGGCACTCTTAAATGAACTTGCTCTTAAGAAATCATTCAGACCTGATATTATTTTTATTGACTACCTTAATATTTGTGCTTCCAGTAGGCACAAGGCAAATAGTTCGGTCAATTCTTATTCTTATATTAAATCAATTGCAGAAGAACTTCGGGGACTCGCAGTTGAGTTTAATGTTCCCATTGTTTCCGCTACCCAGACTACTCGTAGTGGTTATGGGAATTCTGATGTTGAACTTACTGATACTAGTGAGTCCTTTGGTCTCCCTGCTACTGCTGATCTTATGTTTGCCCTTATTTCTACTGAAGAGTTGGAGGGGCTAGGTCAAATCATGGTCAAACAATTGAAAAATCGTTACAATGATCCAACAGTATTCAAGCGTTTTGTTGTTGGTATCGACCGTGCAAAGATGAGACTTTATGATGTGGAACAATCTGCACAAAAAGATATAGTTGACAGCGGACAAGAAGAGGAGTATAATTATGAAGAAAGCAAACCTAAAAAATCATTCGAAGGATTTAAGTTTTAAATATGGCAACTATCGAACCTAATAAGTATATTGAATTTGTTCGTCAAACCACTAGTCCAGCAAGTAGTGAATATCCAAAACTTGTTGAGCGTTTGAATGAACTGGAAGGGCAGGGTGCTGATGTTTCTCGTCTGATGACTGCTGCATTTGGTATGAGTGCCGAAGCAGGTGAATTTACCGAAGTAGTCAAAAAGATTTTTCTTCAAGGCAAGCCCTATAATGAAGAGAATGTCTTTCATATGAAGCGGGAACTTGGAGATCTGTGTTGGTATCTTGCACAAGCATGTATGGCGCTGAATATTAGTTTTGAAGAAGTTCTTGAAATGAACTATGAGAAACTGAGTGCTCGTTATCCGGAGGGTGCTTTTGATGTTTATCGTTCTGAAAATCGTGTTAAGGGAGATCTATGATTGAATCTGAAATTAATAATCTTCGTCTCCTCATTCAAAATGAGATTGATTATGCTTTAATTCCTAAAGATGATGAAACGGAATATATTCATTCTCCTAAGGATTGTTTAGAGCAAAATTGGAAAGAGTTTATTGAGAGGTTTGCCGAATGACTAAAGAAAAACAAGTAACTATTAAAATGGATGTTCGTTCTGCTGCGGCAGTTCGCCAACTTCTTTTTGAGCATCAAAGGGGATACACATATGATGAGGGTTCAGTTCCTCCTCGTATTACTGATATTCGTTCAGTAATTAATAATTTGGATATTGAAATAGAAAAAATAGTTGGATAAAATGAAAATTTATACTGAAGTTTTATCTAAAAAACTTTTAACTCTTTGTAAAGATGATTTATTAAAAAAACAAAAGGAACCAATTTGGAAATCTAGTTGTTTAACTTGGGACCATTATTTATTACAAAATATTGATGGAACTTGTTTAATTTCTGAAATAAATGATATTAAAATAAAAGAATTATTAACATCAGAATTATCGATTGCATTTGTAAATTGTAATTATGATGAATTAGTCTATCAATATTATATTTGGGATTCATATTCGGGAATATGCCCACATACCGATAATAATTATAAATTTGGGGCTACTTTATATTTAAACTCCAATTTAGTTGTTGATGGTGGGTTGTTTGTTTGGAAAGATGAAGGATCTCCTGATGATTTTTATCGTTGCTTAAATCCACAAGAAAATATGATGGTTGTAAGTGATAATACAGAAATTAATTTTGTTACACCTATTTCTCCGCATTCAAAAGAATATAGATATACCATCCAAATATGGGGAAAATAAATAACTAACCCTTCGGGGTTCTTGGGGAATTAACTCAGTTGGTAGAGTGCCTGCTTTGCAAGCAGGATGTCAGCGGTTCGAGTCCGCTATTCTCCATTTGCCTGTGTACTCCAACGGTAGAGAGAGTGGACTTAGAATCCATACAGTGGAAGTTCGAATCTTCTCACAGGCACTAAATAAGAATAAAAGTTTTAATTATGAATTCAATAATTGTGGGCATTATTAATTCATTTGAAAGTAATTCAAAAACAAGAACTTCTAGGTACAAAGAGTTTCTTGCTTACGTTTATAAAACATTTGATGATAAGATAACTTCTTCTAGAGAAAAAAAGATAAAGGATAAATATAAAAAGATAAGGTTGAGTATTTTAGAATACATAACAATAAACGAAAAAGAAGTAACATCAAAAATCTGTAAACGTAAGTAATGAAAAATTTTTCCCAATTTCTTGAAGGAACTTCTTTAGCAACTTTTCATGCAAAAAGAATTGGATTGGTTGGAGATGGGCATGGTGGGTGGCATAATAATAAAACTGGAGAATTTGAAGCAAAAACTGTAGGTGGTAGACTTCAGTTCTATAATAAAAGGCAAAGGTTTGGGCAGCAAGATCCCAGACAAACCCCCAAAGAAAAAAATTTATCAAAAACAACATCACAAAATTCTTCTCCAATTACTGAACAAGAGTTGAGAGAAAAGTATATTAGTGGAGAAATATTTAAAGAAGGTGATACTGTTCAAAGTTTAGTTACGGAAATGGTTGGGAAGATAATTCGTAGAGGAACCAATCATTTAATTTGTGTGACTGAAGATGGTGTTATGTTTAAATCATGGATAAAGGATATTACTGAAGCATATAGTGAAAAGCATATGACTTCAAAAATGAGAGATGAAAAGCATCCAAATACTTTAATTGGAACTGAAGGATATCTTAAAAATGTAATTGATAAAACTCCAGGATCACTTGATTATAATCAAGACTTAGTTACTTACGGTAAGCATTTCATAAATAAGTATAGAAAAAAGTAAATTACTAAAAATTCCATGGCTTTAAATATAGGTGGTCCTCATCGTGGACATGCTGCGGGAAATACTGATGTTGAGAAGCAAGCATCTCAATTGGCTTCTGATGTTAAACTTAAAGTTAAAAGTAAAATGGGTTCTCATACCGACATGAACCCAGCACAAGTTGCACAAGCGTATGAAAGGCAACTTGCTTCTTCACCAGCACCAGGACCAGTTAAAGCAATTGCTAGAAAAAAACTTAAGATTGGTGTAACTGAACAATATGGAATTAGTGAACTTGCAAAGCAATCTACAGTAAATGCTCTTCTTAAAGTTTTTGTTGAAGGTGTTACTGTTGAAGAAGTTGAGGATATTGCAGAATCCGACGAAAAGAAATATTGGATAGTTGTTACTGATAAAAAGACTGGTAATACTTATCGTCGTCAGGCAACTCGTGCAAAAATTGCAGAACTTCGTTCAAATCCAAATATTAGAAGAGTTGAAATGACTGGTTATCATCCAAAAGAAACTGATGATAAGCAAGGACAAAAAACATCTAAAGTAAAATCTGGAAAAGGATTGGATCCAGTAGGACAAGAAGATTCTGATCCAAATAATAATGGTGTTAAGAATGATAAATCCGATAAGTATCTTTTAAAGCGTCGTGCTGCTATTGGTAATGCAATTTCTTCTAGAGGAGACCAAAAAGAAGAATTTGTTTTTGAAGCAAAAAAAGCAAAAAAGAAACCTGATCAGATTACCGGTGAAGGAGTTAATAACTCCAAATATATCAATACAAAACCAACCATGGAGCAAACTGAAGTAAACCCTTTGGAAAAAAAAACTCCCCAAGGTGAACAAGACAAAATTAAATTAAGATCTAAGCAGGTGCAACTTGCTATGACTCGTCAACGTCAAACTATGCAACTTCAAAGGCAAGGAAGACTTCCTTTAAATTATTCGGATGATTATACACCAGAAGGTGAAAATGTTCAGGAAGTAGCACCTCCTGGATTTGAAAACACTGTGAAAGCGATGAAAAATCATCCAGAACTTTCCAGAGGAAAAACTCCAAAAGGAAAAAACAAGAACATTTATGCACTTGCTTGGTTTATGAAGAATAAAGGATATAAGAGTCATGAAGAAGCAGCATCATGTGAAATGGATGAGAAACCAAAACTCAAAAAGAGTGAAGGTGGTTCTGAAGACCCAAGAGAAATTCCAACAAAAGTAAATCTTATTAAGAATAAGTTTAGAGCGATGGGTCTTAAAATGTCTTATGAACCAGAAGGTAAGATTGTATCAGAAGAAGAATCTGATAAAATTAGTGATAGACAACTTGAGCGTGGTGGAATGGGTGCTCGTGCTTCTCAATCTCCTGCTAAGACCGGATCTTCAAAACCATATGATCCTAAAAAAAGTGCAGAAATGAATAAAAAGGCAGTAGATCTTGTAAGGCAAAGTATTATTGCAAGGCATGGTAAAGGTGCTTTAATGTAATCTGAATCTAAATAAAAAAAATCCTTCAAAGGAGATCTAAAACCTAGGTCTCCTTTTTTTATAAATATCAATAGAAAAAGAATTATAGGTAATGCACATGTCTCTTTGGGGCAATAAAGATTTAGTCGGAAAAGGTGGAACTGTTTGGATAAACCTTTCTAACGAAGTTGTAACAGGAACTGGAACTACTTTTTCAACTTCTGGATTTGAAGTTAGTGAGGGTGATATTATCGTTGTTGGCGCAGGTGCCACTTTTGGACATGCGGTAATATCATCTGTTACAAGTAATACAGTTGCATCTATTGCTACTACACAATACTTGATTCCACACCCAGTAACTGGAATTATCACCGCAGCATCTTATTATATTACACAAAGACCAATTTCTTCACTCGAAAACGTTACATACCAGGCACCAGAAGTAAGAACAACTGGATTTTCTACCAGTCCTCTAACTAGAACTGTTTTTGGTGTTGATACTGCAGAAGCAGGTGTTGCTAGAACCACAACTTTTGGTGGAAAAGCGGGTGCTTTTGGTGTTGGTCATGCAGGTTGGGTTGGTGTAACAACTTATGTTGACTGTCACGGCAATTTAAGAGTTAAATCTGAAACATTAGTTGCTATGGGTAAAGATTCTACTGGAAGTGGTGGTATTCAAAATGATAATAATGATGATGCAAGGTTCCCAGACGCCTGATAATATATGAGATTTGACGAATTGAATGAGGGTAATTATTTACTCTTTGCTATAAAATTCTATGATAATCCTCAAGCGGTTACTAAAGAGGACTTTGATGAAGATTTGAAGCGAATTAGATATATCAAAAAGTTATTGAGAAAGTATAAAAAAGATGGGGTTTTAAAATCCCACCTTTTATTAAATCACTTAATAGTTCTGTTTAATGTTTTTAATGATGCTGCCATTCCTCTATTGTTCTACAATTTAGAAAAAGATCTTTGGTCATCTTTAAAAAGTTTTTTATTGTTTTTAAATAGAATTCCGGAGTATCCAAAAACTAAACTTAATGATATAAGTGAAGATGAATATTGTACTTCAATTTTAAATTCCATCTAATGAACATAGAGAAAATCATACAAATTGTTCACAAACTAAAAGAAGATGCCGTTGTTGGTGGAATGACAACTGGTAGTTCTGGTCCTATTGCTGGGTATTCTGAAAAATCACCAGAACAAGGTCCAAGTGCAGGTATTAGTCCAAAACCTGGAAAAATGCAACGTAGAAATAAGTATGCAACGGGTGGATATAGGTCACGTGCCCCATGGTTAAAATATTTAAAGGAGAAGTAAAATGTTTCCACCATCATCTAACGAAACAAAAATAGCACTACTTGAAGAGCGTATTAATGTTTATGAGCAGATGATGCAACGCATCGATACAGCAATTCAAAAGATTGGTGAGACAAGTCAAAATATCAGTCAAATGCTTGCTATTCATAATGAGAAGATTGAGCAATGTAATAGGACAGATAATATAATTGTAAAGATGATAGAAGATATTAAAGTATCATCAAAAGAACAGCATGACGAAATAAGCAAAAAATTGGGCCAAAGAATAGAGAAAGTAGAAAAACAGGTAGAAGGTATTTCAAAATTTAGATGGCAAGTACTTGGTGGTTTAGCAGTAATTTCCATCTTCATTAAATTTGCTCCACCAGCATTAAATCTCTTGACACCTCGCATTTCACCTGCTACACTAGAGAGACTGAAATAAGCATCCTTTATAATGGATTTGATTGATTCCAAGTATATTGGATTAGTATCTTCGCGTCTTCAAAAATTCAAAAGGGTTAAATCGGATCTGTACACATTCCGTTGCCCAATTTGTGGAGACTCTCAGAAGAACAAAAACAAGACAAGGGGATATATTTACCCAGTCAAGAATAATACAAACTTCAAGTGTCACAACTGTGGAGCAAGTTTATCATTCAATAACTTCCTTAAACAGATAGATCCAACTCTTCATAAGCAATATACTCTTGAAAAGTTTAAGGAAGGTCATACGGGTAAGAACTTTGTGGTTGAAGAACCAGTATTTGAGTTTAAGAAACCTATCTTTAAGAAAAAATTAGATTTACCAAAGGCATCTGATAATATTATTGCCAAACAATATCTTGAAAAGAGACTTTTAAATCCAGATAAGTTTTATTTTGCTGACAAATTCCAAGAATGGACTAACACTCAAAAACCCACATTTAGTAGGATTGTGAGAGATGAAAGTCGCATAATAATACCATTACACACTAGGGAAGGTGAAATTTTCGGATTCCAAGGAAGATCTCTAGGTCCCAGTAATGTTAAATACATTACGGTGATTTTAGACGAGAGTATTCCCAAAGTTTATGGACTAGACGAGGTAAGTACAAATGAAACAATCTACGTCACAGAAGGACCATTTGATTCAACGTTTGTCAAAAATGCCATCGCAATGTGCGGATCGGATATTCTACTCGATAGTCTTAATTTGGGTGACGATATTGTGTACGTCCTTGATAATGAACCCCGCAATAAGGAAATCTGCAATAGAATTTCTAAACTCATCGACGGAGGTAAAAAAGTAGTCATCTGGCCAAAAGCAGTTCAGCAAAAAGATATCAATGATATGGTGCTCGCTGGACTTTCTGTTATGGATGTGTTAAAATCAAATACATATAGAGCACTCGAAGCAAAAATCAAATTCAACGAATGGAAGAAAGTATGAGTAACGGGACTAAGGTAGTAAAACGATCTGGAAGTACTGAGAATCTAGATCTTAATAAACTTCATATTATGGTTGAAGAATCATGTAAAGACCTTGCTGGAGTATCCGCATCACAAGTTGAGATGCAATCAGGTATTCAATTTTATGATGGAATTACTACTGGAGAAGTTCAGGAGATTCTGATTCGTTCAGCATCAGACTTGATTGATCTTGAGCATCCTAATTATCAATTCGTTGCTGCTCGTTTGCTTTTATTTGCTCTTCGTAAGCAGTTATTTGGTCGTATGCACGAGTGTCCTACTGTTTTAGAGCATACTCAAAAATGTGTTGAATTGGGCGTATATGATGCAGAGATTCTTGCTCTGTATGATGCTGAAGAGTTTGATAAACTTCAGTCATTTATTGATCATGGTCGTGATTATTTGTTTACCTATGCTGGTCTTCGTCAAGTTGTTGATAAGTATCTTGTACAGGATCGTAGTAGTGGGAAGATTTATGAAACTCCCCAGTTCATGTATCTGTTGATTGCTGCAACCATCTTTTCCAAGTATCCAAAAGAAACCCGTTTAGACTACGTTAAGAGGTATTATGACGCAATCAGCAAACACAAAATCAACATCCCAACGCCAATCATGGCAGGAGTCAGAACACCACTTAGGCAATATGCTTCTTGTGTTCTCGTTGATGTTGATGACACCCTCGATAGTATCGGTCACTCTGATTTGGCT